CTCTCGGCGTTCAAGGAACAATTCATGTCTGATCCAGAGCTATTGATCCTGGCGCTGGAGTATTCGCCGCTGCCGGCCGCCTTTGTTGATGCGCTCAAGAAGACCTTTGCCAAGAAGCAGCAGACCGATCCGGGCCAGCAGCAGTGGCAGGAGACGATGAAGCAGCTGGCGATCTCTAAGCTGGTGGCGGAGATCAACAAGGATCAGAGCACGGCGGAAATGCAGAATGCGAAGGCCGGCGGCACGACATCGACGGCGACTTACGACTTGGCCATGGCGCAGAACCTGATGGCCAAGAACGACGTGGCTGGGTTTGAGCATCATATCGACGCCATGAGTACGGCTGCAAAGGCTGAACTGGATCGGGCCAAGGCGCATCAGGCGCTGATCGACGCGCACAACACCATGCAGCAGGGCAATATCGATCGCGAGCAGCATGCCAGCAACATGATGAACGACGCCACCGACCGCGCAGTAGCCCGGCATGGTGCTGCGGTCGAAACCCACGGCGCCATGATCGATCGCCACACGGCGGAGACTGCCAGGCACAAGGCCTTGACCGATCGCATTCAGGCGCATTTAACGGCCCGGCAGCAGCAGTTGGATGCGCAACAGATGCAGATGGATCAGAACAACCAGCAGGCAGAACGCGAGCTGCAAAGGCGGAAACAGACCGGCGACCAGGGGCTCAAGGGGCAGCAGCTGAGGCAGCAGGACGAGCATAACAGGCGGACGAGTGATATTGCCCGCTTTACGGCAATGGCGGGGGCATTACAGGGGCCATCAGAAGGCCAACAATGATCTCAACGATCTCAGCCCGGCACGCCATGCTTCGGCAGGCCCAAGAGTATTTCCACCTGCTGCTGCTCGATGCCGTCAAATGGGACGATGTCGTGGTCGACAAGCCGATCCCTGTTGCTGCGGTGAGGGGAAACCGAGAACAGGGCAAGGTCCGCGACCTTGTGAGCGCGCATTTCAACGGGTTTCGGTTAGAGATGTTCAGCCCGTTCGAGGATCCGCAATGGCCGCTCGGGTGCGTCAAGGTCATTAAGGGGAACAGTTCAGTTCAGGGGCCGCTTGATGCCTCGACATGGATAAACGTGGCCAATTTTATCATCGAGCACAAGAAACAGCAGGGAGAGGACGATGGCAGGCTTGCAGGCGGAGAGAATTGGGGACGTTGAGGAAGGCCATATCCCGGAACCGACCGATCAGCTTAACGAGCAGGGGCTGACGCCGGAGGAACAGCAAGCCTTCGACGAGATGCGCGATGCCGACAGGACGCTGCCAAAAACCCCAGAGGAGGGTGCTGATGCGCCCGGGCCCGACACCGGAGAGCACGCACCACCGGCTCCCGCACAGCCCAAGCCTGAGCCTGAAGAGGATGATGAACCGGATCAGGTGATCCGAGATCCGCGGACCGGCAGGGAACAGCGCACGATCTCTTATGGCAAGCACCAACGGCTGTTGAAACAGGCGCGCGCCGATAATGAGGCGTTCCGAGCCCAGCTGGAAGAGGGGCGGATCAGCCAGGCCAAGCTGGCGGAAAGGCTGGCGATCCTCAATGACGCGCTGATGGCGCCGCCACCCCCTCGGGAACTGACACCGCAAGAGCAGGAATACGCCCGGCAGCAGCAAATTCTGCAGAACCCGATGTTGGAGCAAACGATCGACCCGAATATCGATTTGGCCGCCTCGATCGCGCAGATGCAGCGCCGGCAGATATTCATGATGAATTCCTCTATGCAGCAGCAGGAGGATACGCAAGACCAGCTGTCCTATCAGAACATGGTGCGTGACTACACCAACGACACCAACCGGTTTACGCAGACTGCGGAGGGGCAGCACTTTTTTGGGCCCGAGGGCGCTTATCAGTTTTTGAAGAACAGCCGGCTGCTCGAGCTAAGCTTTGCGCTCTTCGAGAAGGACCCGCGAGACCCGAATGAACGGTTCACGCAAGCCGAGGTCGACCAGATCATTAACGAGTTCAACAATGAGGAACGGCAGTTGGTCAGTGATGCGCTGCAGAACCGGCGCAGCCCGGCGCGTTCTATCATGCGCTATGCCCAGGCGCGTGGTTGGCGGCCGCCGCAGCCCCAACAGCAGCAGCCTGCACCCCCGACCAGAGTTCCAGTGGCGCCCAGATCGGGGGGGCTGGGGCAAAACCGGCCTGCCGTCAATGGTCTTGCCCCCGGGATGTCCAATGGTCTTGCCCCACGGATGCCCAGTGCGGTGGCGCAGATACAGGCGGAAATGGCCGGTGCGAATGCGTCACGCTCGCTGTCCGATGGCGGCGGCAGTCCGCCAGGCGAGCCTCTGAGCATGGAGCGGCTGCTGCATATGAACGACGAAGAATTCGGTATTTATGTTGATAATATGCCGAAGTCTCAACTGGATGCGATCATGGGGCGGGACTTCTCGGGGCGATATTAGGAGGAATTTCAATGAAAATGCTCTTGAGGGTTTTTATAACAATAATTGTTGCACTATTTTTTGTTACATCTCCCGTCCTAGCGAAATGCGGCTGTTATGACGGTTATGGCAATGCATCGGCTTGGGGGGGTCAAGGCGCTTTGCCGGTATTGCCGAGTTATGGCTACTACGGTGGTGGCCCGAGCTATGGCTACTACGGTGGTCCAGTCGTGATCGATCCATTTCCAGCGATCTCGGCCTATGGCTATCGCAATGGCTATGCTGAGAGCGATGACGAGGTGTATGGCCTTCGGCCGCCGTTGATGGTTCGTCGCTACTATGGCAGGCGCTGGGGCTGGCGATACTGACGGAGGCTGATATGAGCTGCTTCAACCTTGGATTCCTCGAACAGTTGCTGGTGTGGCTCATCATCATCATTGCGATCGTGGCCATTATCCGCTTGCTGATCCCATTCCTTGACAGCCTCTCGGGTTTTCCAATCATTGGCCGTATTCTCGAGATCATCCTTTGGGCGATCGTGGCGATCATGGTGGTTTATGTGATCTTCGCGTTCTTCAGCTGCCTCTTGGGTTCCGGCGGTGGCTTGCACTTTCCCTCGAGGTAGGAGACCAACTAATGAGCCGAACGATAGACGGCAACATTTTCCTCATTTATGCCGAGCCAGATGGCAAGTGTGAGGACTGCGGCAAGGAAGACGAGCTTCGGCCCTATGGCAAAAATGGTGCCAACGTTTGCTTCGAATGCATGATGAAGGACGAAGCCAACGCCAAAGAAATATTTCGTCGGCAGATGGCCGGTGATAGGCGGCCCAAGTTTCATAGCTAGCTTGCGTCTTTCTCTGGTTTGAGGTAAATATGTCTTTATGCCGACTTCAGAGACGGGCTGGCCGCCACATCTAGGCAAGGTAAAGCGTCTCTGTGGAGGAATACCTCCCCGTTTGTGGGCATCGAAAACCCTCCGAGTGCCGCCTCGTTAACCGGTTTCCGCCCCCTGCAGTAGGGGAGAACGCACTAAGGCGTTAAAAACTCTGCACCCACGCATATCGCAGAATGTGCCACGGGCTCTTATGGGTCCGGGCGCGACCGCAAGGGTGCCACCATGGCCACTACCTCCTTTCCCGTCAATGACACCATGGCGGTCAAGCTATGGTCTCGCGTCCTTGACTACGAAGCATTGAAATATACGGCTATTGCGCCTCTCATCGGTGACGATGAGAACAGTATCATCCATATGCAGGATGCATTATCGAAAGGTCCGGGTGATGCCATCACCTATGCGATCGTGATGCAGCTGCAGCAGGCTGGTTTCTCTGAGAACCAGCTGGCGGAAGGCAACGGCGAGGCTCTCACGACCTACAGCGACCAGCTTGTCATTAACGAGCTGATGGCTGTGGCGGGCGTCAAGAGCCGGCGCACCATCGACCAGCAGCGTGTCCCATGGGACCTGCGCAACACCGCCAAGAGCCGCCTCGGCGACTGGTATGCCAAGCGGTATTCGGTGGCATTCTTTAACCAGGTTTGCGGGTATTCGGTTCAGACCGATGTCCGCTATACCGGGCTTAACCCGGCTACTGCACCATCGGCATCGCGCATTATTCGGCAGTCGAACCGAACTTCCGACGATCTTCTGGTCGCTGGCGATACGTTTACGCTCGACATGATCGATAAGGCCAAGGAGGCGGCTATCACGGCGACACCGCTGATCCGGCCGATCCGTATCAAGGGGACCGATCCGCGCTCGAACGGCCGTAGCGACTACAACAACACGTTGGAGGATATGTATGTCGCATACCTCCATCCCTACCAAGTGACGGCGGTCCGCCGCAACACCTCGACCGGTCAGTTCATCGATATTCAGAAAGCGGCATCGATGGGCCGACAGGAAACCGGCAACCGCATCTTCAACGGTTCGATCGGTATCTACAATTCCACCATCTTGCGCTCAGCTTATGACGTCACCGACGGCGTTTCGGCGGCCGGCGCCGACGTGCCGACCGTGCGGCGGGCGATCTTTCTGGGTGGGCAGGCCTGCATGATGGGCTTTGGTCGTGACAATGGCCCGAGCAAACTGACGTGGAACGAGGAACTGTTTGATCATAAGCGCAGGCTTGAGATCAGCGCGCTCACCATCCACGGCATGAAGAAGACCAAGTACAACAACATCGACTACGGCACGATCGTCATGTCGACATACGCGGCACCGGCGACCTAAGGAGGCAGATATGGCTACCAATGTTCTAGGCACGGCTGCCCGCCAGGACCCGCGGCAAGTTGCAAATACGCTGAAAAAGACCATCAATTGGAACGACGCCGCCTCGGGTGTCGCTGTTCCTTTTGCGAACTATTTGCCACAGGGCGCTTATATTCTGAACGTTTCGGTGGAGGTGGTGACAGCGTTCAATGGCACCACGCCCACGGTGACGGTTGGTACTGTTGGCGCGGCATACAACAACATCGTTGCGGCGGGCGACGTAGGATGGACCGGGGCGGTGGTGGTCAATTCTATTACCCGTGGTATGGGGCGGTCGTTGACGGCGGCAGGCGATGTGCTGCCGCAGGCGGTATGGAACGCCACAGGTGCACCGACGGCAGGACAAGCCATTGTCGTCATCGAATACGAGGGCGGATGGCAGTCGTAACCTCCCAGCCTTGGGCCGGGCGGTGGCTCCTCTTCCGCCTAGCCTCTTTTTGCGAGGGACAGGACCATGAAGCGTTTGCTTAATTTAGGCGTCCGTGGTGGCATCGTTTTGGGCCTGGTGGGTGTTCTGGCTTCGGCGGCACTGGCGCTGACTATCAGCGGCCGGGATACCTCGCAGCAGCGTTCCATCAGCCAGGTGGGGATACGGGCGTTGTCGACTGATCTTGGTGTGACCGCGACGGCATCGGGCACCCAGGTTAATTCCTATCAGATCACAGCCGGTTTTACCTTGGTTACGACCGTTGCGACGATCGGCGATAGTGTAAAGATGCCATCGATCACAGCCTTGGGGGCGCCAACCAATGTGGATGCGGCGTTAAACATCATCGTAGTCAATAACACTGCTAACAGTATGAACGTGTTTCCGTTTGCAGCGACCGACGTTATCGTCAGTGGTGGTGCTGCGGCGAGTGCTGGTGCGGCCATGGCCGTTGCAGCATTGAAGAGCGCATCATGCTGGTCGGCAACGTCTACTGGTCGCTGGTATTGTATTATAGGGTAGCGCGGTTCAGCCGCGGTTACCGCGGAGGAGGCGCGTATGCGAGCACTTCTTGCTATCCTGCTTTCCACGCTATGGCTGTCTGTCTGCGAAGCTCAGACGACCCCGACATGCACGGCGCCCTGTACGCAACAGCAGCTTCTCAATGACGTGCAGACGCAATTTCCCGATCAGACCGCGGGTGGCATCACGCCGGCCATTCTGCGTCAGTTTCTCAATAATGTCATTTATTCGATGCTGCCGACATCGCCGCTCACGGCCAACAGCCATGCCTGTTACTTCGGCACCACCGGTCTCACCAACGTCTGCTCAGTCGCGCTTGGGCTCGCTGGAGGTGGTACAGGCGCGACTACACAGTCTGGTGCGGCTAACAATATCTTTCCCCCGATCACCCGGACGGGAGACATCGCCTATTGGAACGGGACACAGTGGGTTACGTTAGCTGGCAATAATACAACGCCGGCTGTGCTGCAGGAGACGGGTGGAGGCGTTCCCTCATGGGTCACCAACCTCAGCGGCCTTGCGTTTCCCACGCCGACCCGAGCCGGCGATGTTGCTTATTACAATGGGACCGCTTGGGTCACCATTCCCGGCAACAATACGTCAACTGCAGTTCTACAGGAAAGCAGCAGCGGTGTTCCGTCGTGGGCGAG